AGACTCGTTGTTAAACCCTCTAACGTGTGCCCCCGCTTTCTCTAAGTCTCTACCCATATAGATAGCCCCGTTTCGACGAATGTAGTAGTGATACCCTATGTCCGACCAGCCCCTATCTAAATGCCATTTCCTTACTCTCTCTACTGGCACGTCCATACTTGGAGTAGTAGCGGAGCAATGTATAGCGATGTATTCTATATTTCTCATGGTTGCAATATACAAAAATTATTTTAAAAATTAATATCTCCTGGCTCTTCATTTGTCCAGTCGAACTCTTTGTTAGGTTTTATCGTTTCAAATATCTCCTCTTGTTCGGGTTGATCTTCTAGCGTTATATCAAACATCGGAACGGGTTGACCTTTGGCGTAGTATCTACCTGTAGGTAAATCATATATGAAATCTTCATACTCTCCGATATTACCTTGAAACTGGAATTTTGTTTTAAGGTTTAGCATTCTTGTGAACCCCTGCTCGTTTTCCGTCTCAAAGAATCGGTGTATAGCAAACCCGTTGTGCGTTTGGTTTCTAAAATCAGACGAACCGCTAACGTCATACAATCCTGGTATAGATACATTACCTTGCTCGTCCTTTTTCATTTTGGTAGGGTGTGCAATGAGAATAACAGACACATTATTGAATTGTGCAAAGCTGGTTAACCTAGTTAGAACGTCGTCTATCATATCTTTTTTGTTTCCACTAGGTAACCTCAACTTATTGAACGCATCTATTATAAAAACGTCAACCCCATAATTATACATTTGCTCTTTGAACTTGTCGAAAATCCAATCCCAAGCAGGAGTATCTCCGTTGTCGGGCATGGTTAAATAAATCCTTTCGTCCGCCCATTTGATATAACGCTCAATATCTACTGGGCTAATTCTAGGTCTGCCATCCATATCCTTCCAGAAGTTACGCCCTACCGCTTTTTGAATTAACGTGCTTTGGTGTAATCCCATTGGGCTATGCTCTGGACTAAACATAGATAGCTTCATTCCGTAATCCTTAACCAAGTTCAAAGCGTACCACTCTGTAAAAGTAGATTTACCATGTGAAGGTATACCCGTTGTTACAGTTAGTTGACCTCGCATTATTGTGAACTTATCCTTTAGACTTCCAAAACATGGATGCTTAGGGTATATCGTTTCGGGTAGTCCGTTATTGTAAAGGTCGTATATTTCATCCTTTAAGTCGGACGGTTTAAACGTTCCGCTAACCGGGAATCGTTTTCTATTGTTTAAATCCTCGTCAATCGTTCGATTAATCAATGATCCATTAGCGTCTTTGTTTTGCCATTCTATAAACTCACAACGATAACGCCCTAGCCTTTGAGCTATCTTCTCCTTTAGATCGTTCCCTTTATCGTCATTGTCAACCGCTATGATAAACTTCTCAACGTCTTTTAGATACGGCTCACTGTTTTTCCAGTAATCGTCATTATCATTTGCTCCATTCGGTACGCTTATAACGTTCTTAACCCCATGCGTATGCAAAGCCAGTACGTCAAATTCACCCTCTACTATGTAAACTTCATCCTCTCCTATAACCGAATTAATGTTATAGAATATCGGCTTTCCTCCAGACGTTTGGGTAAAGCATTTATCCGCTGATCTGTATTTTTTGTTAACCAACTTCTCACCCTCGAAATAATTAAAAACGATATTATTAACCTCTTTTTGGTGTTTAGGTTGGTAGTATCTTTCTTGTGTTACCCCTAAATCAATTAACGTCGATTGTCTTATCTTTCTCTCGGTCTCAACCCATTTAACCAACTTCTCTGATAGTTCGGTATAGTTCCTCCAGGTTTGATCCGGTAGCGTGTATTCTTTTTTCGTGTAGGTTTTTTCTTCTGTATCTTTAAAAGTTAGTGACTCACACCGAAAGCACTTGCCATAACCTTCATCATGATTGATTTGTATAGGCGTGTCTGCTCGTCTTTTTTTCTCTGCATCACAAACAGGACATCGAACTTTCTCTTTACCTTTAGACCGTTTGAAGTCTAAGCTATTCCAGTCTATAAACTTCATATTACGTTGTATATTTTTCTACCGTCTTTAGTTGTTCTTATTTGGCTATCCGTTGTGGTATTGTTGTTAAATTTATTTTCGTTCTTTTTCCAAGTTGATAACCTACGACCAATTCCGAAAGACTTTTCCTTTTCAAACCTCATCTTATTATCTTTCTCTCCATGCTCCGTCCAGTACTCAAAGAAGTCTTGTATCATTGAATTAGAATACTTGTCAGAATATTGAGTGCAGGATTTGTAAAAATCCGACTTTCTACTCTCTATATCATTCCCATTATCTTTATCCTTATCTTTATCTTTATCTTTATCGGCATCCATCGCATCCGTTCGTATGCGTTCGTATGCGTTCGCATCCCATCGCTTTTTTGCGTTCTCTTTGTTTTTCAAACACTTAGCTTCATACTTCTTTTCGTCGATGTCAAATTGATTCTTGAAAAACTTAAAAGCCATATTGACTAATGGGTTTAAATCATTTAATACTTCGCCAGACTTTTGATAAACAAAAATAGCCTCTAATAAATGTCCTTTTTCTTCTCTGGATAATTCGCTAATTGGATCGTATAGCGATTTGTATATTATGAATCCGTCTTTCATCTACTGTATTTTTTTATTAATAAAATGTCTGCTTTAAAAAAAATGAGAGGGAAAGGAAATACAGACAACCTTTTACGAGTTGTACGGCTCAACCCTCTCTGCAAAGATAATAAAAAACCAGTACAGTCGCCATGCTGTAACAAATCTATTTGCGTGGTAAAATTTAAAACTTTTTAAATATACAAATAGCTTTGTCCTCCTCCGGGCTGGTTTTTGTTTTTTAAAATATTTCCTTTTGGATAAATTTCTCGTTTTCAAAACGATTATTAACTAACTCTAAATTAATCTTAGCCTGTTTGAAGTAACTATCTTTTAATTCAATTCCGATAGCTTTACGACCTAAAGACACAGGACTATAAACCTCTGAACCTACACCCATAAAAGGCGTAAGAACTACCTCTCCTTTATTAGAGTACATTTCTACAAGTCTATCAATAACATCCAACTGTAACGGGTGTACGTGTTTCTCGTCATCATCTTCTCGGCTATCTCTGAATGGAAGTACATTATCAATTCTAACATCATCCCATACAGAACTAGCGTAACGTTGCCAAATATAATGACTTAACTTATTACTTTTTGGATCTTCATGATCTTGAAATTTCTTGTTTAAATACTCCCAAAGTTGCGCCTCGTTAAAGTCGCTTTTATTAGCGTTGTTCCATGCTTGTAAAATATTCGGTAAAATAGGAGTAGCACCGAAGTATCTTTTTAGTCCGTTTGGGTGAATTACTGGTACTTCGTTTTCACCTTTCTTAGTAAAAATCAAAACGTAGTCAGGCATTGCCGTAAAGCATCTAGTCATATCTTCAACTACGAATTTGTGCATTAAACTTTGAACCATTGTACGCATACGAACCTTTAGAGGCTCTTTCCATACTGTTATACGGTTTCTGTATTCAAATCCGTACTTTTCATGTATTCTAATTATTTCGTGCGGAAAATCCCATAGGCGTGAAGTGTTGTCGAATACGTCCGTACAATGTACCGCAGTAATACGACCTGGTTTAGTTACTCTTGCGATCTCGCTAACTAGGTAGTCGTATTGCTCTATAAATTGTTCTTTGCTTTCACAGTTGCTAAAATCTCTTTCTGAACTTGAATAATTATACAAACCAGCGAAAGGAGGAGAATATATTGATAGGTCTATACTTTCATCTCCTAAGGTTGGTAAAACCTCCATGCAATCGCTATTATAAATAGCATACTTATCTGTTAAAATTTGGTCTTTAGTTTTCATCTTTTTTGGTTTATTTTTATTTTATTATTTAATTCTCTTTCAATATCGAATCCGAAGTGTCTGCCAGTATTTAAACAAGTTAATATAATATCAGACAGCTCCTCTTTTATCTCTGCTATTGTTCCCGTTTTTGTAGATTCTTCAAATTCTCTAACCTCTTCTTTTATCTTGCGAATAAAAGCGTCCATACTTGTACTAGGTTCAATCAATCCACGATCAACAATAGATTGATAATTTTCTTCAATTAATTTCTTCATAAGAATGTAGGTTTAATTACGTCTTTGTCAAATTCTTTTACAGAATCAACGTAAGACTCGTTAACATTTTTAACTAGGTTTTGATATAATTGTATCGCTTTTTGTGTCTTTTGTTCTAATGCTTGAATAACACGAGTTTGACCGTCAGAAATAACCATATCAATAGTTACGTTATTCTTTTGTCCGAATCTCCAAAACCGTCGAACAGCTTGGTAATATTGCTCGTAACTCCATGTAGGGAAAAAAACAGAGTGATTACAATGTTGCCAATTTAAACCCATTCCGGTCATCTTAGCTTTAGTAATTAATCTTTTTATATTGCCCTCTGCAAAATTTAAAAGGATGTCCTCTTTTTTATCAATAGACATTGATCCACGAATTTCAACGGCATCAGCATCTAAATTGTTTAACAAGCTGCTTTCGTTGTTTGTATTAACCCAATAAACTGAAGTTTTACCGTTAGCAAGTTCAAAAGCTTTATCACATCTTTTAACCTCTGTTTGTTTCTGTTCGTGCCTAACCTCTGTCATTGATTTTGCAATAGGTGTAAACATTTGAACCTGACCATTAACATCTATCAAAGATTGATTTTTCACAACGTGCTTATTAACGATCAACTCAGGTAGAATATAACCCTCATCACTAAATCCTAAGTCACTAGGCATTTTAACCATGATAGACCATTGATTAACCCATGCGAAAAAATCCTTTTCAGCGTGCGGCTTTAAATAGAATTTTTCTCCTATGTTTCGGTTGTTACTGTCTACGCTATTTTGATTGTTTTTAAAGAACTTTGTAAGCATATCCATGTAACCCATATAACCTAAAACCTCGCTAGATGTACCTAATTCGATAAAGTCGTTCGGGCTAGGAGTGGCAGTACTCAAAAACCTGTAAGGAACTTTTTTAATAAAGCTGGTTATCTGGTTTTTTATTTTACCGCCGAAGTTTTTTAGGATAGAACTTTCATCTAAAATAACACATTCAAAATCTGCTGAATCTAAATAGTGTAATCTCTCGTAGTTACATACTATTATCTTTTTACCGTTAAACTCTCCTTTTTTAGTCTGGTAAATATCGTCGGTTATATTTCTATCTTCTGCTTCTTTTAAGAATTGAAAACCAACTGCTAAAGGCGTAAGTATTAAAACCCTTTTATTAGTGTGGTTTACTACGTTTTTAGCTATAGATAATTGTATTAAAGTTTTACCAAGCCCAGTATCAGCAAAGACAGCTATACGTCCTTTTCTTACAGCTTGTGAGATAATATGCTTCTGAAAGTCAAAAGCGCAATCTGGGTAAAAGTTAGGCTCAAAACCAAACTCTCCTAAAAGATGCTTTTTAGATTTTAAAAAATCTTTGTATTCCATAATGATTTATTTAATTGTTAACTAGTGCAAATATAATAATTATTCTTTAATATCAAACTCTTGCTTATACAATTCTAAAACTAGTATAGTCTTGTCGATGTCCTGGGTAAAGTTTCCTTTCTTTCTGCATCGGACTATACGCTTTATAACGTCAAATTCCCATGCGTTTAAGTTGTGATCGTTTGCGAACTTGTATAAACTTCCGTTTTCGTTGTTGTAGTGTTTAGGGCTTTTCATTCTTCCTCTTTTACAACCTCACTAAAGGCGTTAATAATTTCGTTTACTAATTTATTAGCTCGTTGGTCTATAACCTTTTGCACTTCCTCGAACGTGTCCGGATCTGTTTGATAAGTCTTATCTATTTCTACGTGTACCTTTTTTTCTAGGAACTTGTAATATCGGTTTGTTTCTTTTTTAAACTCCCTTACGTAAGAGTTCGATACGGTTAATTCGTCTAGTGCGTCAATTAGTGCGCTTGCTAAAAATAAAGCTGTTAGCATTTTTGTTTCTTCTTTCATTGTGTTTATTTTAATAGTTCTGGATTTTCGTAAATATTTCCGATTACTTCTAAATTAGTTAACTCGATTAATAAATACCCACTTTTTTGTAAACTGCCATCTTTTTTAATTCTATGAGCTGTAAAAGAACCGGGTTGGTAAAGCACCACAAACATCTTTGATGGATGGTAAGTAACAATATCTCCCTCGTAAATTTCCACTCCGTATTTGTCTTTTATTCCTGTGTATTGCATTAATGTATAATGCTCCAAGTCAAATGCAGAAATTCCAACTTTTTTAACTCTAAACCATTGGTGAATCATTTTTGAAATTGAATCGTAAACTCTAAATTTTATTTCTCTTTTCATTGTAAATGTTTTTTGTTTATTTCTTCTTTGATTTTTATTAATATTTCTTCATAATGTTTTCTAAATACCGAGTCGGTTTCGTAAATGTTGTCAAATTTTTCCAAGTTAGAAGTAATAGAAGAATGGTCTCTGTTAATAATTTCCCCTACTTTTTTTCTAGTGTATCCGTTGTCAATAAGTATCTTTGAAATAATTTTTTTAATATCTGGTATCGGTCTTTTTCTATTACCTCCTAAGATTTCTTCTATAGATATTAAGAAGCGTTCAGAACAAACCGCTAATACAATATCATGAAAATCATCAATACCCTCTTTTCTTCTATTATAAAGGTCTATAAGAGTCCATATTTTATTCTTATCTGCCCCTTTATTTATTAAGGTTTTAATAATCTTAAATAGTTCTTCTTTAGTCATATTGAAGTTATTTTAATGTGTGGTAGTAAGTCTAGTATTTGATCTATGTTTTTTAAAAAATAATTATATCTGTATTCTAAACCTACAAAGTTTTTACTGTATATCTTGCCATCTCCGCATTCTTTAGAAATGTCATTTAATGCTATTTTCTTTGCCACCTTTCCTTTATCGAAATAGTTTCGTTTCTTTTTGCCTTTAGTACTCGTTGGTTTCATAATACCTTAAAATTATTATTATAAATCGCACTATGTAAATAGTACCTATCCCTTTTAAAAGCCATTATCTCAACTGTTAACCATGCGAGAGGATTAACGGAGTTTATAGGTTGTTGCTTTAACCTGGAGAAGTGAACGCAAAGAAAAGTTTTCATGCTTAAATTCTCGTCATTCTTTCGGTTAAATTCTCGTCTTAACCTTTCGTACTTCATTAAGATAATAGTACGGGGAGAGTGGATTGATTTTGTTATCTCTCCTTCTGGAAGTTGTTTAATTAAATGTTTCATTTTTCTAATTTTAGTTTTATATGCGATAAATTTTACTTAGTTCTATCACCGTATTTACGTTTTCTTCGTCCTTCTACTTTCGCTTTATTTGCATGGTAAGTGCATAGCCATTTATCAGGGTGGTATTCTTGGTTTTTTGTTGTTGCAGTTCTTGTGCAATTTTTGTTTTCACATTTCATAACTTTAGTTTTAGTTCTTCTAATTCTTCTTCTGTCATCTGGTTAATTTCTAACTCGAAAACCTTACTTTTAAGTGATGTTATTTCTTCTTGTAGCCTAAACAGTTTATAAGCAAAGTAAAGGCAGATTAAAAAAAGCAATACCAATAAAAAGCCTCCGATGTTAATTAGTGTTTGTAGTTGTTCCATGGGTATTAATTTAAAATCATTAATAAAGTAGATAGTTTAACGTCATAAATTTTAGACGCTTTTTTTATCAATTTTTTTCTACTTGTTTTAGGATTAGATTTTGACTTTTCAATAACGTACTTTCCAGCTAAATCTATTTGTTTTGTAATCTCTGATCTGCTCATTTTATTTGTTTTTGATTGTTAACTATTATTGACAAATGTATAAAACAATTAACAATAAACAACAATACTAACCTAATTTATAATCATTCTAAATAAGCTATGTTTGTTTTTGAAGTTGTTTTTTTATTTATATTTGT